CTCACGCCCGCGCTCAAGGCACAACTGATCACTGAGGCCGAGACGCTCGACACCGCGCGCGCTGCGGCGGAGGCCGAACGCGAGCGCAAGGCCGAACTCGAGAAGACGACGCGCGCCTATGAGGCGCTCCGCGCCAGTCTGCGCACCCCGGCAGAGGTCGCACTGGAGGAGGCGCAGACGCAGGTTCAACTGCTGAACGACGCGCTGCGCGATGGGATCGCGACCAAGGCCGCGTTCGATGCGGCGATGGCGCGCGTGGTGCAGACGACCTTTCGTAAACCGGACGCCATTCCCGGCGCGGCACCGGATCTCGGCCCCGCCGGTAGCGAGCTGGCGCAGATCGAACAGGCGCGCGTGCGGTTGCAAACTTGGCATGCCGAACAACTCGCGCTCGTCGCGCAATTCCGCTCGCAGCGCGCCGACCTCAACGCGCAATGGGACGCGCAGGAAGAAACCATTGAGCGCCAACACCAGGCCGCCCTCGCGCAATTGCAAGCGGCGCAGACGCAGGTGCTGCTGGCCGGTGCCTCGGCGACGTTCGGCCAACTCGCCGACATCGCCCGCACCTTCGGTGGCGAGCAGAGCGCGACCTATCGCGCCCTGTTCGCACTCAGCAAGGCGTTCGCAATTGCCCAAGCCGCCATCGCGCTCGCCCAGAACGTTGCCGAAGCGAGCAAGGTGGGCTTCCCGCAAAACATCCCGCTGATCGCCGGGGCCATCGCCCAGGGCGCCACCATCGCCGGACTGATCGCACAGGCGACCTTCAACGGCGGAGGCGGCTACGCAACCGGCGGCCATGTGCGCGGACCGGGCACGGCGACCTCCGACAGCATTCCGGCCTGGCTGTCGGATTTCGAGTTCGTTACCCGCGCGGCCGTGGTCCGTCAGCCGGGCGCGTTACCGTTTCTGGAAGACTTCAACCGCCGCGGCATGCCGGCGTTGCAGGCCTGGCACGCACGTCGCTTCGCCACCGCCGCGCCGCCGCAGGTCTCGCTCCCCCGCGCGCCGCGCGTGAACTTCGCCGAGGGCGGCCTCGCCCGCGCCGCCGCCGGCCTGAACCCGCAACTCAACCTGCGCCTGATCAACGCGATCAACACCGATGCGCTCGCCGAGTCGATGGCGCAGAGCCGGGGCCTCGAACAGACCATCCTCAACGTGATCGACCGCAACGGCAGTTTCCTGCGCCAGAGGATCGGTGGCTGATGGCCTACGCGATCGATACGGTGGTCAAAGGCGGGAGCGACGATGCCCACCTCCGCCTGCTGGGGATCATCCAAGCCCTCGCCGAGAGCGTCGGCTGGACGACGCTCCGTTTCGACACGTCGATCGCAGAGCGCGAACTGATCCTGCGCTCGACCGGCACCACGGGCGAGGAAGAGATCACCGTCGGCTTCAAGGCGTACCAGAACGTGGCCGCCGATTACTACAACCTGCTCGCCGCGACGATGGTGGGCTATGTGCCGGCCGCGCCGTTCGAAGCGCAGCCGGGGATCAAGACCTCGGGCGTGCCGAGTCACAACCAGGCGGTAACGTACTTCTTGACCGCGAATCCGCGGCGGATCGTCGGCGGCTTCAAAGTCGGTTCGCCGATCTACGCCCACGTCTATGTCGGCAAGGCGCTCGCCTATGCGCGGCCGAAGGAATTTCCATCGCCCTTGGTCGTCGCCGGTCATTTCGATGGCCGCGAGGCGCGGCGCTACAGCGATCTGCACTGGTTCCCCTACAAAGGCCGCAAAGGCAGCAGCGACAGCGGCTACAACGATGGCCACCTGTATCTGCGCGATGCCGCCGGGGCCTGGAAGAAGGTGCAGATCGCGCCCTTCGGCAACGGTCAAGCGAGTGAGACCACCTACGCCGGACTGGCGGGCGAATACGTGGCGCGCAACGGGAGCGGCTATCGCTGTCTGGTCCCGGCCGGCACGCTCTACCAGCCGCAGCCGCTCGAACTCTACGAGATGAGCTTCGGCGCTTATGACAACGAGGCGCGCGCATACACCAGCAGCGGCAATCTCTATGGCGTGCTCGATGGCGTGAGCTTCGTCTCCGGCTTCAACAACGCCTCCGAGAATGTGCTGCAACTGGAAGGCAGCGCCGTGATCGATCAAACCGGCATGAGCGTGCGCCAAGCCGTCGAGGCGATCCGTGCGGTCGGCGGCCGGGCGTTCGTCCTGCTGCAGGACGGCGCGCGCGTGACCTGGCGCGACTTTGTCGCCGTGGAGATGACGTGATGGCGACAATCACGGGTCAGGTCGCGAGCTTCGCAGCACTGAAGGTTGCGATCGAAGCGACGCTTGCCTCTCGTGGCTGGACGCTCGCGAACGGGATCCTGAGCAAAGGGGCTGCGTTCATGCAGTTCACCGCCACCGCCACCGAATTGCGCCTGCAAGCCGGCACCGGACAGGCCGGCGCCGCGCTCACCGGCGCGTGCCCGCAGTCGTTGAAGGTGATGACCTTCACCAACGCGCCGATCCAGTGGCCGGCCGTCTACGTGCTGCACGTCTTCGATGCGCCGGACGAGGTCTACTGCGTGCTGCGTTACAACGTCGATCGCCACCAGCACTTGAATTTCGGGCTCTCGACGATGCCGCAGATCGGCGGCACCGGCCTGTGGTGTACGGGGTCGTTCCGCGGCGATGTCGACGGCACCCGCGCGGGCGTCAAAGTCTTCATCGACTCCAACTCGGGCACCCAACTCGGGGCGCAGCCCTACGACGGGTTCGGACTCGGCTTCTTCTTCGCGAGCATCACCGGCACCTATCACAGCAGTTTCATCCACTGCAGCCTTGAAGGGCCAGCCGCCTGGCGCACGAGTGTCGGCGGCGCAGCGGGTGAGTTGCTCGGCGTCTCGCACAAAGCCGGACTCCTGCATGCGCTGCCGTCCGCCTTCAACCAAGCCACGGTTCTGCTGCCGATCGACGTGCTGCTCGCGCGCCAGGCGCAGGGCCAGACGATCGTCGCGACGCTGGCGCACGCGCGCTACTGCCGGCTGGATCACCTCGATCTGAGTCAACCGCTGCTCTACGGCCCCGAACGGTGGGCGGCGTATCCGCTGCACGCCGTTCACCCCGTGCAACGCAATGGGGCCGGCTGGCCAATCGGCGCGCAGCACAGCGGCACCTTCGGCGTGGCCCTGCGCGAGACCCTGTGATGGCAGGGCGGATTGGGATCGCACCGACGGCGCGGTCGTTCGGTGCGACGAATCCTGCGCTCTCGATCGAAGTGAATACGCTCGGCGAGGCGCGACTCGACCCGGCCGCCTACGCGCGCGAGCGCTTCACGGCGCGCACTGGCGCGTACCGGCACCCCGCGGCACTGCGCTGGCCCGCGACTGGACGCCTCGCGCACCGCTTTGCCGAGGACTATTTCGATCGCATCCACCTCACGCCGATCGCACTCTCGCTGGGCAACGTCGTGTCCGAACTGATCCGCGAGATCGCGGTGTGGAACGCGTGGCGCACGGCGTCGCAGACGTTGACGGCGCTGCGCCTGGACGGCGATGTCGGCAGCACACTCGCCACACCTGCGCCGCTGCCGCTGGTGCTGCGGCCACTGCAGGAGCAGGTGCTGACGCTCACGGTCGGTCTCAACGGCCCGCCGGTGATCGATGCGCAGGCCATGCTGACTTTCGCCGATGGCGCAACGTGGTCTCTGCGCATCGACGGCCTGCGCCTGAACGCCTGGTCGCTGCCGCCGAACTGGACCGAGCCGCTGATCGAGACGCTGGCGTGGTTGACCGACGTACAGGTCGCGGTCGCCGGCACGGTCACACGCACGCCACTGCGCGACGCACCGCGGCGGTCGTGGGAATTTGCGGTGCTCGCCGATCGGCAGGAACGGCGCTGGATCGAACACGCCTTGTTCGACTGGACCGGCCGCGTCTGGGCGCTGCCGATGTTCGTCGACACCGTGTGGATGCGATCACCGGTGGCCGCAGGCGCGACCGAGATCGCGGTCAATACCGAGGGGTTAGATTTTGTGGCCGGTGGTCTCGCGATGCTCTGGCGCGGGGTAGCGGACGTCGAACTGGTCGAAGTTGCGCAGATCGCGACCAATCGGATCGTGCTGCGCGCGCCGACGCGCCGTGCGTGGCCGAGCGGCACACGCCTGATCCCGTGCCGCACCGCGCGTCTGACCGATGCGCCGGAGTTGCGTCGCCTGAGCGATCGGCTGATGCGGACGCAGCTGCGTTTCGAGGCCACCGAGCCCTGCGACTGGCAGGCCGCGCTGCCGGCGATCCGCTATCGCGGGTTCCCCGTTCTCGAACACCGTCCGAACGAAACCGTTGATCCCAGCGCCAGCATCGCGCGACGTGCCGATCTTCTTGACGGCGAGGTCGGTCGCACGCAGGTAGATGATTTGTCCGGCCTTGCCTGGACGACGCAATCGCACGCCTGGCGGTTGTTCGGCCGCGCCGAACGCGCCGACCATCGCGCGCTGCTCTACGGCCTGCAGGGCCGCGCCGAAGCGCTGTGGTTGCCGACCTGGACGGACGATCTTGAAGTGGTCGAGACGATCGGCGAGACCGCGCTCACGCTTACCGTCGTTGCCTGCGGCATCGCGCGCAGCCTGCGCCAGCAAGCGGGCCGTCGCCATGTCCGCATCGCACTGAGCGACGGCACCGTGTTCTATCGCGCCATCGAAGCGTCGAGCGAACTGACGCTGGCGAGTGGCGAGACCGTCGAGCGCCTGCGACTGGATGTGGCGCTGGGTCGCGTCGTCCGGCCCGACCAGGTCCGTCTCGTGTGTTGGCTGGCCTTGGTCACGCTCGCGGGCGACACGGTCGAGCTGCGCCACCACGCCGACAGCGACGGTCTGCTCGACTGCACCGTGTCCTTTGCCGGCATCCCCGCCGAGGAGCCGTAAGCATGGGGCTGCTCTCGCGCGAGATCGAGCTGTACGACTTCTCGATCGGGTTAGTCCACTGGCGTTACACCGATGCCGGCCGCGAGGCGATCGTCGAGGGCCTGCGCTACGCCCCGGTCGCGCTCACGCGCGGGCGGATCGCGCAATCGGCTGAGGACGCGAAGAACGCGCTGGAGATCACAGCGCCGCTCGATCTGCCGCTGCTCAATCTGTTCCGTCCGGTGCCGCCGGGCCTGCGCGTGCGCCTGGATCTCAAACGCGTGCGGATCCGCGACGGCCAGGTACGCCTCGGCTGGACCGGCCATGTCGCCGATCTCGACGAAACCCAGAGCGTCGCCAAACTGCGCGGCCAATCGCTCGCCGCCGCGGTCGAGACGCTCGGCTTGCGCCGCAGCTGGCAATCGAATTGTCCGCTGGTGCTCTACAGCCAGGGGCTGGGGCTGTGCAATGCCGATCCCGATGCACACGCGGTGCCGGCCGTGCTCAGCGACGCCACCGGCTATACGGTCGCGTCGGCCGCCTTCGATGCGTTCGACGACGGCCATTTCGACGGCGGGGTCTTGCAGTGGACGTCGACGCTCGGCATTGAACGCCGCTTCATCGTCCATCACGCCGGCACGACGTTACGCCTGCTCACGCCGGCCGCACTCGCGCCCGAGACGCGCGTCGTCGCGTTGCCCGGCTGCGATCGCACGATGGGACCGAACGGCTGCGCCAAGTTTCGCAATGAACTGAACTTCGGCGGCCAGCCGACCTTGAAGGGCATGCGCAACCCCTTCGGCAACGACCCGGTTTTTTGATCACGCCCTCTCCCTCCCGTTCGGCACGCGTCGCGTGCCGGCCTTGCCGTGCCTCCGCCATGTGGATTTACGCCATCGTGCTGATTCTCGCCATCGCGCTCAGCGTCGCGATGCGCCCCAAACCGCAGTCGCAGAAACCGCCGTCGCTCGCCGAGTTCTCGGTGCCCACCGCCGAGGAAGGGCGCGAGGTGCTGGTGATCTTCGGCGAGGTCTGGGTGGACGATCCGAACGTCCTCGCCTATGGCGATCTGCGCACGACGCCGATCAAGGCCAAGGGTGGAAAGTGAGCACGCCGACTGATGCGTTGGACGGCCTGCGCATTCACCTGCGGCATGTCCGGGCGATCGATCCGACGGGCGGGCCGCTGTGTGCGCCGGGCATTCGCGCGTGGTGTCGCCAGCACGGGATCGATGTGCGCGTTCTTTGCGACGAAGGCATCGAGATTGCCGCGCACCCGGCGCTGCACGACGACCCGTTCGTCGCGCGCGCGATCGCGATTGCACGCGCCGAAGCGGCGTCACCCGTCGAGACCCGCGATGCGTCGTGAGCGTCTCTACCGCGTCTGGATCGTGTGCGCCTGCATCGCCTCGATCGGATCGGGTCTGGTGCTGTGGGCCAACGACGAACGTGCGTTCGGTGCGCTCGGCATCGCGAGCGGACTTGTTCACGCGCTGTGGGGCTGGGACGTGCCGGCGGTCCTACGCGGTCGCCTGCGGCGACGCCCAATCGTGATTGCGCAGCTGCGGCCGATGGTCGTATCACCGCCGCGACGAAGTCTCATGCAGTGCCTGCGCACCTGGGCACGCCGCCGTGGGTAAATCGAGCAAGCCGACGATCGGCTATCGCCACTTCATGTACCTGTACATGGGCGAGTCGATCGGCCCGAACGACTACCTCGCGGGCGTGAAGGTCGGCGGTCAGACCGTGTTCGAGGGCGAGTTCGCCGGCAGCGGGACGCTCGCGATCGATTTGCCGCAATTGTTCGGCGGCGACAAGAAAGAAGGCGGGCTGGTCGGCACCTTGCAGATCCGCATGGGCGAAGCGACGCAACTGCCCGATCCGTACTTGCAGCAACAAGTGCCAGGCCCGTGGCCGGCCGCGCGCGGGCTTTGCACCACGCTCTACCGCGGGATGGTCGGGGCGATGAATCCCTACCTGAAGCTCTGGGCCAAGCGCTGGGGGCGCTTCGTGCAGGGCTGGTCGACGCCGGTGTGGCAACCGGCGCTCGCGCGCATCGGCCGCGGTATGAACCCAGCGCACATTCACTACCAGTGCCTCACCGATACCGCGTGGGGTTGCGGCCTGGATCCCGCGTTGATCGATGGCGAGAGTTTCCTGCATGCGGCCGAGCAGTTGCACGACGAACAGTTCGGGCTGTGCCTGGGCTGGCGACGCGGCGATTCGATCGGAAATTTCCTGCAGACGGTCAACACCCATGTCGGCGGCCTATGGGCGTTCGATCCGATGCGCGGCCAGTTCGTGTATCGGCTGTTCCGGCCGGACTATGACGTCCAGGCACTGCCGCTGCTCGACGAAACCAGCGTGCTCGCGCTGGAGAGTTGGCAGACGCCGCTCCTCGACGGATCCGTGAATGAAATCACCGTCATCGGCCGCGACTGCGTGACCAATCTCGAGATCGCCGCGACGTTTCAGAACATGGCCAACGTCCAGGCCCAGGGGCGCGTGATCGCCGATCGTCGCACGCTGCCGGGGCTGTGGAACCGCAGCCTGTGCGAGCGCGTCGCCGCGCGTGAGACCGCCGCCGCCAGCAGTCTCCTGCAACGGATCAAACTCACCGTCGATCGCCGCTGGTGGGGCATCAAGCGCGGCGATGTGCTCGCGCTGTCCTGGCGGCGCAAGGGCGTGCAGCGGATGCCGGTGCGGGTGCTGGAGGTGGACGAGGGCACGCGGACCGATGGCGCGCTTGCCTTGGTGCTGGTGCAGGACATCGACGGCATGGCGGCGACCACGTACCTGCGGCCGGTCATCGGGCCGTGGACGCCGCCAGACACGCGTCCGCTGCCGCTGCCGGCACAACGGTTGGTCGAAGCGACCTACCGCGATCTCGCCGGCCGCCTGCGGCCCGCGGATCTGGCGCAGGTCGAAGACGACGCCGGCTTCGTGGTCGCGCTCGGCGCGCGCCCGAACGGGCCGGCCTACGGCTATGCGCTCACCACGCGCACGGCGGGCGGCACGTTCGAGGAGGTCGCCAGCGGCGACTTCTCGGCCACCGCGACCCTCGCGGGCGGACTGAGCCCGACCGACACCGTGGCCACGCTCGCCGAGTGGCGCGATCTGGACCTTGTCGTCGTCGGAAGCGAAGCGCTGATCGACGAGGAACTGGTGCGGATCGATGCGATCGACGCGGTCGCGGGCACCCTCACGATTGCGCGCGGGTGCGTCGATACCGTGCCGGCGCCGCATGCCGCAGGCGCGCGCCTGTGGTGCAGTGATACTTACGTCGGCGCCGATCCGACCGAGTATCTCGCGGGCGATACCGTCCAGGCGAAGCTGCTGACCCGGACGCCGCAAGGCACGCTCGATCCCGCGCTCGCGGCCATCACCCAGGTCCGGCTTGATGCGCGGCATGCCCGGCCGTTTCCACCGGGCCGCCTGCGAATCAATGGCACGGCGTGGCCGGCGACCAGCTTCGCGCGCCTGGCGATCGCATGGGCGCACCGCGATCGCGTGCTGCAGGGCGACCGCCTCATCGAGCACGAGGCCGGCAGCATCGGGCCCGAGCCCGGTACGACGACAACCGTCCGCGTCCTCCACGCGCTCAGCGGCGCACTGCTGCACGAGACCACCGGCATCACCGGAACCAGCCACAGCATTGAGGTGCTGCTCGCCAGCAATGCGCCGCTGCGCATCGAGGTGAACAGCCGGCGCGGCGTGCTCGCCAGCCGGCAGACGTACGTCCGCACGCTGCAGTGTGAGTGCGGCGAGAAACTCGCGAACGCCGACTTCGATACGCAGGCCGCCTGGTCTCTCGGTGCGGGTTGGTCGATCGCGGGGGGCGCCGCGGAGAAAAGCGCGGGCGTCGCCTCCGATCTCGAACAAGCCTTCGCGTTTGTGGATGGTGGCGTCTATCGGATCGAGTGGGTACTCGCCCAGGTCACTGCGGGCACTGCACGCGTGCGACTGTCGGGCGTGACGCCCGTGGAGGGTGCGGCGCGCAATGCGAACGGCTCCTTCATCGAGACCCTCACCGCCAATGCGCACGCCGCGCTGCGTATCGCCGCGGATGCCGCGTTCGCTGGTCGGATCGAGCGCGTCAGTCTGCGCCGATTGGCGTAGTCCGCGCGCGAAGTCAACACTTTGTCGAAGCCTGTACGGCCGGTGTCTCGATGTCGCAGCGCGACATCGGCATGGGCTTGGCTTCACCGCCGAACAGCGCGTTCATGGCCTCGTCGCATCGACGACACCAACGCCCAGGAGCCGACATGCCCACCATGACCCTCACCATCCAACGCACGCCACGCACGCTCACCTTCCGCGACGAGACCATCGAGGTCGAGGAACTCGGCGTGCGCTTGCCCTTCGCACGCAAGCCGGCCGACTTGCGCGAGATGTGTGCTAGCGGGAACGAATTGATTTACATCACCGAGACGGTCGAGATGACGCCTGTCGAGTTTGACGTCTTCGCGAGCAGCTTCTACGCGCCGCGCGCGTGGCTGAAAGGCAAGGGCGGATCGATCTGCGGCGGACACCTGTGC